AGCTTCTTGCTGCTCTATACTAGCTGCAATACCTCTTTTGCTTTGAAGAGCTGCTTGAGCTAAAGCTGTAGCTCCGCCAGCACTAGCGCCAGTTGCTCTAAGCGTGTCTAGCGTATTTGCTAAAGCGATATCAGCTTGTTCCATTTGTATTTCAGCTGCTTGCGTAGCAACACCCATGTTTTCAAATGGATTAGACATTTGACCGCTAAGATCTTGAGCTAAATCACTTAAGTTTTTAGTGTTATCAAAAGGATTTATAATATCTTCCCTAGCATCTTTTACAGCTTGTAATTCTGCTTCAGCTCTTTGCTTTTCATTTCTCGCTCCTTTAGCGGCTTTTGATGCTTGATTAGCCGAAACAGCTCCTGCTATTACTGTGCCGGCTGCTAATGCTGCTATTGCTGCCATATTAATTTATTACTTTAGTTATTTCATGTGATGAACCTTTATCAACAGTCCACCCTAGTTTTTTATGCATTTCAATTAAAGGTTTAGATCTACCTATACTAAACATATATTTAACTCCATTAGCTTTACATACTTCTTCAGCTGCTTTTATTAAAAGTTCTATAGCGTCTTTTCTGTCAGCTTCTCTGTAATCTGGATTAGATACAACCCATTCAAATAAAGCTCCCTTAGAATTAGTATAATATATGAAACCTGCAGCAATAGGCACGTCTTTTTCTACAATAAGACCACCAGTACCGTTGTCAGGTAAAAAATCTTTAGGTGGGTTAACCCATTCAGGCCACGCATCCCACCATAAGCACAATGTGTCCCAATCATTTTCTGTAAGTCTACGTATATTTAATTCCATTTGATTTAATAACTTGATTCTACGTACTCAGATGATGCCGCGAATAATTCTCTTGGTACACCACCATCTCCTGTTTTTGTTGAAGCGTCTGTTTGTATAGTTACAGTAGAATAATAACCTTTTACACCTGATATACTATTACCAAACACAACTTCTCCAGAGGTTGGTTGACTGTCATTTATTACATTAGCAAAATACTTACCTTCTTTCTTGTTGAAACCAGCATAATATGTTACACCTGAATCAATATAAGATCCTTCTTCATAACTTTTAATAGCAGCTGCAGTATCATTCACCTCAAAAGATCTAGCTGCGTTAAAAACCGTAGCTTCCCAACCAGTTGAGCCTTCATAGTTTATTGTTTTAAAAACTTTAGAAGCGCTTACATTTGGATTAAATATAAACGTTATATTTGAAGGTGAGTATTGATTGTAAAAATAACCTCTATTGTTGTTGTCTTGATTTTCAAAATTATGTTGGTATATCATACCGGCGTTTATAGTGTAAAATTTATTTTTTAAACTAAACGCTTGATCTGGATTATATGTAAATCTACTTGGCCAACCTAAAACTTGTTCGTCAAAAGAAAGTGTTTGGAAGTCGTTGTTTGGTTTTTGCAGGCTAACTACATATTGCTTAGTGTGTATATCCCAACCACCAACAATAATTCCTTTTTGTGATTCAGTATTTAAAGTGCCAAATTGATCTCTAAAATAATCAACCATGCCATAGTTAGATATTTCTGTAATACCGTCTTGAGACAATCTAATAACTGAGTTACGGTCTCTATCTGTAAAGTATTTTCTATAACCATATACAGCAAAACTTTTAGGATCTTTACTTATACCAAAGTTACCAGCGTAAGGTACTATTTGGCCTATAACTAAATTAAGTTGACTAACAGCTGTACCTCCACCTTCGGCAGTGTATATAGCATCTTTATCTATAAGAGCTCTATTAACTTTATTCTCTTGTAATATAATTAAGTTAGTATCTTCAGCATATAATTTTTGTACTGAACCTTGTGATGGATCAAGAGATTTAGTTATATCTTCACCTACACTAAATACATTAGTGTCGTTAATACCTGTTCTGGAATTAAATATACCTGAGTATATCAATGAAGCTACTCTAAAGTTAGCATTAGGCTCATCATCAACTAAGTAAGCTTTAGCACCATAACCCATTTCTGTGTTATTAAAACCGCCTTCTACACGAGACTCCTCTATTACCCAGCATTTATTTTTTACTACTTCATCATTAGTTTGATCTGTATATATAGGAAAAGCCCCAGGTATATTTTTAGGTATACCCATCGAACCGTTCCATCTAATTACTGGATCAGCTGGTGTTTCTTGTGTTACTGTTTTTCTAAGCAAAAACGAATTGTAAAATTTAACCTCTACTACTGCCGCCATGTTATTATTGTCTCTTACATTTTTTCTTAACCTTCTCCAAAACCTGGTAAATCTGGTCCATCTAAATCTGGTAAATCATCACCCCCTTCACCACCTGTATCAGTCCCTGTCCCAGTACCGATATCACTGCTTGAGCTGCTATTAGCTTGCTCACTATCAAAACATGGGTTTAATATTTCCGGTCCACCAGAAGAACCTGGATAAACTAACAAATACGTTCCATCTCTAGTACCTTCAGGATTATTACCATCTGCTCTAGCTATTCTAGTGTAAAAAGGATTTGCTATTGTACCTGTTTGAGGAACGTTGGTAGAAGATGTAAACTTACCTGTTAAATTATCATTGTCCCACAGACTAAATATAGCGTTATCATCACCTCCAGTTGAACCTCCTGAAACTATAGTTTCATTAGGAGCAAATAAATATCTAGTAACTGGGCATGCAGAATAAAATGAAACACCAGTTGCTTGAAAAGTACCTGTGCCACAGGTTGCAGTTCCTTGAGCCCAAGCACCTATACTGTATTCGTATATATTTTGAACACTACCAATTAAGAGCTGACCTCTAATTTGATTTGAACTGCCAGTGGGTACGTTTGCAAGATCACCAATATAATATTCTACATTTGTTTCAAGATCAGGTGTATCATTACATTGCTTACCTCCAGATAATAAAAATGCACTGTAGTTATTGTAAACATTGCCACTAGCTATTCTATATTCACCTGTATCATTTAAAGCAAAAACTCTACCACCAAATCTTGAAAGTATAAAACCACCTGCAAGACTTCCAGGATTTGATTGTGATGAATCAATGTTGCTCATTCGAAGTTGGTTAGAGTAATTACCTTGATCTTCTTCTGTCATTCCAGCTAAAACAACTTGGCCTGTAGAGGTAATTTTATTTTCATAAAGGTTATCAAAAACACATTGATTGCCAAAAGCATCAGTAGCAATACTCCATGTAGAAGCACCTATTGCTCTATACTCAATAGCAGCGTAAGTACCACCTATTCTAGGATTAGCTGTTCCAAAGCTAGCTTCTAATAATTTAAAATAAACATAAAACGTACTAGAAGGAGCTGTTATTGGTTTTGCTTCAGCTGCTCTAGCAAAATACTTAGCATCATTTACACCTGTAGTACAAACATTTCCGTCAACAGGATTTAAATATCCTAAATTAGTTGTAGTATATCCAACTTGATAATTAGAAGGTATTACAGCTGTGCTATTAAGATTTGTCAAGCTATCTGCAAAAAATTCAACACTACCATTCGCTTGCTCTAATATTTTACTAACGTTTTGAAAATGATCTACCATGTTTGGTATGCCAATTGTAGCGGTAAGCGATACAGTAGTTGACATACCGCCTTCATCTGTAACCGTAACGTCATAAGTATAATAACCAAAATTTGATTCTTCACCTGCGTTAGGTGTTCCAGTTGTTGATTTAGCAGGTTGATCAATACTAACCTGCCCGTTAGTAGGTGTTGATGAAGTTGTGTTTAATGTAAAACCATATGTAGAAGACGTAGGTGTTTGCCCTGATGGTCCACTAATGTTTGATATAGAAAATATTAAATTTTTTCTAAATTGAGTAGGATCTTTTGATCCGTTTTCATTATTAAGTAAATCTAAAATTTTTGTATCAGTATATTTTATAGGGTCTATAGTTGGTAGATTTACAACAGGAGCTACGTTTTGCAATTCTGTTAATATACCTAGATCTGGATATAAAGTTGTTGTATCATTGTTACTATCTGTAACAATGAACTCAAAATTAAATGTATTTCTACCACCAAACGTTGTTCCTTCGTAATAAAAGTATTCTCCAGTAGCAAGTCTTAATTTATACCTGCCACTGCCAGCGGATATTAATACAAATTTACCTGTATTAACTCCATCATTTAATGTATTATTAGCATTATCAGTAACAATCATAACTACACTTTGAGGTATTATAGTTTGATTTGAATTATCAATAAAAGCAAAAGAGTTTGTACTATTATTTATCAAGTCTGTTGGGTTAGCAGAAGCACCTGTTATAGGATCTTGTATTGTTCCTTCTGGTAAAGCATTTTCAAATGCAACAAAATCAAAATCATCAATAGCTACAGCACCAGTAGTTCCCTCGTTAACAGCTGTATTTAAATCACTCACCAAGCCAGAAGTGCTTGTTTCCCAAAATATATCAAGCTTAGACACTGTTGGTGTTGTTTCCAATACAGCTAAGTTTTCTATTTTTAAATATTGTTGAGTAGAAAATGTCAACTGTGTACCAGCAGTTAAATTAGGTTGCGCTCTATTAAAAACTAATATACCTGTTGCGCCATTATAACTAACTACATATGTATTAGCTTCAATACCACTGTTAGCTGTAACTAAATCTCCTGCTGTTATTTCTAATCCACCAGGTGTTAAATTTGTTAACATCGCACTCGTGTCATTAGGCGGAGCGCCATTAACATCTGCAGTACCTTTGACTGAACTTGTTAATTCATTTAAAACTCCAAATTGAAAATCTGAATTTTGTGAAGTTACAAACTCAGCTATAAATGGATTTGAGTCTGCTTTGAAAAAAGAATAAAAAGGACTACCAGCGTTTGTTACAAAAACATTTTGATCAACAACATCTTTAAATTGAGACACATCAAATAAATCAAAAAGATCTTCAATGTTATTTGTTGTAAATACTGTTCTGCCAGGTGTACCAAAGTTTTGCTGAGAAAATTGCTCGTTACCTGTTGTAGAATAAGTATTAGTGTTATTCATTACTCTACCAAAAAGTTTTACTGAACTTCTAAATGATTTATCTTGTGGCCCAACTTCTGATAAATCTCTAGGTACTTTGTTAATGTTATCGTTTAATAAAGTTATAAAAGAGGTGTTTGGCTCTATTTCATTACCAACGGTTGGAGGGGTAAAAGTATCATAATTAAATGGTATGTCTTTCATGGCTCCAGCTGAATATACATTATAGTAATCTTGCTCAACTTGCTTTACAACTATTTTATAACTATACCAGCCAAGAGGATTATAACTTATACTATTTGAATCACCATTGTATAGACCAGGAGTTCCAGTTAAATTACTTTGAGGTTGATTTATAGTTTCGTTAAACTGAATTTTTAAAGAAGCCCCTAACCAATCCCATGCTTCGGTTGTTACAGCGCCTGTGCTGTCTTCATCTCTATAAGGCAAGTATACAGTGTCAGCACCAAATCCAGTGGCAGAAGAAACTGAATTTGTATTACTTGAAAGTATGACAGTTGACTGTCTTCCAAATTTATCTGATAACACAACACCTACTTGATAGTTTCTATTTTCTTTTACATTACTAGCGGGGTATTCAACAACGCCTAAACTAGAGTTTTGAGTTGTTATATCTATTTTTTGGCTAGCTAGTACTTGATAATCTATACCATCTGGCGGTGTATGTTTGTCTTGAAAGTTACCATATATAATTCTATTGCTAGCTACTTCTTGCGAAAAGGCTTTAACAGGAACTTTATCATAAACTCTAATCAGCTCTGATTCAGGAAGTGTTTTATAAGGTTTAGTTGATCTATAAGTAAATGTAAAATAATTAGAACTACTAGCCACATCTTGTACTCTATCAATAGGTATTGTTTCAACAACTTGAACAGCTAAACCATCTGATTCTTTGTATATTATATCTAGCTCGGTAACTTTATATTCATCGCTTAATTGATTACCAGTGCAAGGTAGCGGTATATGCAGATCTATTTTGTTAACTTTATTTTGAGCAAACTCTACTACAGTACTTGAAAACGTCTGTTGTTCATCACCTTCTAAAAAATAACCGTCTTGCTTTGGTATAAAACAAGCTTGTGTAAATGGAGCTAGTATAGAATATTCGTTATCATCAAATTTAAATCTATAACTAAATCTTACAAACTTATCTTCTAAAAACTGTGGATCACCTGGGTAATCTATTTCTCTATATGGATTATTTATATTGGTGGGAGGCGTGGTTAAAACGTTTAAGGGTATGTATTCACTAACAACGTCGTACATAGAAGTTTCAATTCTATAAAACTCTAAAGTATCTCCAGAGTTTAATGTCACGCGTTGATTAAATTGTAAGGTATCGTTGGTGGCAGGTGGACCTGGATCTGCAGGAATTTTTTTAACAACAACAACTTGATCTAATTCACCATTAACATGCTGAGGTGATTTAATACCTAAACCAGTCGTTAGTTCTACAGGCAAAGAACTAACCTCTACTCTATTGCTATTAACCACACTTTGTGTTGTAGTTATTGTAATTGGATTTCCTGAAGAATCATCTATCTGTGCTAATGGATTATCGGATATAGAAAAAACTTCAATAGCTTGATAAGGATTGTATTTAGCTACAGATATTTGATCTTCTGTAGTGTAATAATTACTTTGGTTTAAAGCGTTGTCTATATTTATTTTTCTAGGCTGGTTTCTGTTATCAGTAAAAAATAAAAGATTTTCTAAAACATTAACACCTATTATAGGAAAGTTTTCGTGAAAATTTAAGAATGCGCCGTTTACTAAAGCAAACTCTTGGTTACCAACAACGTTATTGCTATCCCACATGGCAATTAAATTTAAACCACTTGGATTATAAGCTTCACTATTAATAGAAAAGTTGTTAGTAAAAAAAGCATAAACTCTACCGGAGTTTTGATCTGCAAAGTAACCAATACAAACTAAATCTTGACCACCTACTAAAGCATCAAAATTTGCAACTAAAACATTACCTTGTACATTTTCTAACGCGCCAACGTCTTCACCTTCTGATTTTATAACTTGAACGTTAACAGCATCGCGATACTCACCACTTGGTACAAGTCTAGAGTCTAAGTCTTTATTCATCTTAGACTTTAGAAAAGCATTTTTAACTTCCGCCATTTAATTTTAGTGTTTTATCCATTTAGATTTACCACGCATAACTTGTACGATTTGATCCAGCTTAATGTTGGATAAACGTATTTTAGCGTTTCTTAATTGAGCACTGGCCTCTTTTTTGAGTCTTTGTATTATATATTCTGGTTGATTAATTCTACTAGCTAGTACAGCATGCTTTAGATAAGCATAGAGAGCTTCTTCAGCCAACTTAGGTATTCTTGTATCTAAATCAGTGGAAAGCCCATCTGATATATATTCAAACACTATAATTTTATCTACTAAATTTGCTGAAAAAGACATTTTACCTTCTCTTTCATTTATGTTAAAATAACCATTTATGTTTGCGTGCTTAGGATCTAAGCCGTACAATTGACCATAACCAAATTCAGAGGCACCATAATAATATTCCCAACCAAATTCAGGACTGTTAGCCAAATTATTATCTGGATAGTTTCCTTTTAAATAATTATTTTTCCATCTATCTTCTACAATAGATGTACCCGATACATCACTATCAAAGTTGTCTTGTAATGGAACGCCTTTGTTATCTTGCAAAGGTATATTATATGGATTACTAGTTAGGTTATTTGTAGGAAGTATAGGATGTTGAACACCTTGATTGTCGACCCAATACAAGTTAACATAGTTGACGTAATCTTGTGGCAGCACCACACTTAAGTTATGAGGTATTGTTAGCTCTTGAGAGTTGACACTTTTTAACGTGTCATAACTAAACTCTTGCATAGCTCGTTTAGCGTGAAATATAATATCAGTTCTTTTAACACTAGGTATAAGTTTACCAGCACCAACAAATGCAACTAAAAAATTGTTTATAACGTCGTTAAGTGCAGTGTAAGCATATGAACCATAATTATCTTCAACTACATTACCAAACGCTTTTTGATTAATGTCAACACCGTAGTTGCCACCGTCTAATTTTTTAAGCTGTACTACTAAATAATCATTAGTACTAACAACGGGTTGTTTAAAAGTAAAAGTAGTAGTATTTCCACCTCCACCGTAAAGAAGAGTGCCATATATAGATGCGTCCCAAGCTACATTGTACGTACCATCTAAGTTATCCGTAACAGCATTTAAAATAGCAAAATTTACAGCACCCGCAGAGCCACCTGTCCACGTGGCTATAACACCTGTAGCTTCAAGTTTCATACCTATCTCTGGAACTATGCTGCCTTGTGATAAAGTAAATACAGCAAAAGACGATCCTGGTGGGGAAGCTGAAGAACCAGTAGTGCTTCCAGTTCCCACGAAACTTATAGTATTACCGGACACTGAATAAGCACTAGTATATTCAGCCCAACTACCCGGTATGCCTGTAGAGCTAGTATATATTTTAAAGTTATTTAAAGCATACTTTTCTACACTTGGGTTGTAACTATAAAACTTTAAGTCGGTATCAAATGTAGTTGTTATACTAGCTTTACCACCCGTTAATCTAAAGCCTTGAGCGCCTTCGTAATATTGCCTATTGTTTTCTGTTAGTAATGACATCTATTAACTTTTTTTATTTGCTTCGTTTTGCGCTATTTCAGCTGACGCAGCTTGTATAATTTGTGGATCACGTATAACTATACCAGAATATTGTAATATTCTAAGTATTACATTAACTTGTTCTGATTGTTCTAATTCAAAACTTCTAGAAGTTGTTGGACTCCAAACATATTGACCAGCGCCACCTTGTGTAAAACCCCAAACAACATCAAGTGGCTTTCTAAGTATAGAAGCTTCTATTGTACCGTTTCCAGTTTGTATATCTGTAGGTTTAACGTATAGTCTATTACCTTCATAGAGATAACAAGGAAAACTTTTTGTTGGTCTCGTAAGCGGTGATTTGTCTATATTGTAAAAATCGTTGCGTTGAAGTCTTTGCAACTCAACTGGATAACCAGTTAGAGGTGTGTAGGTTATAGTACCTAATCTATAAAAATATGCATCACCAGATGCTAGTGAAGGTTGTATGGTGTATCTTATATTAAAAGCAGAACTACCTACAGCTGAAGTTGGCAGCTGCCAATATCCACTAGAATTATAAATACAATTACCTATAGCTTTAAAAAAAGATATTTTTTCATCTATGTTTATTTGCCGATCTGTATAATCATAATCGGCTTGAGGCACACGTAGCTGTTGATTAAGATCATCGAAGTATTGTTCAAATATATCTAATTGAACTTGTGTGGCTGTTTTATTAAACTCATCAGGGGTTATATAGCCCCGCTGTTCTTTATTGAGTATTAGCAAAACGGTTTTATATACTGAATCTACGTTTATTGCCATTTATATTTTTTTTAAGTATAAGGGCCCGAGTGAACGAGCCCTATACTATTGTTACATGTTATTTTAGCTTTTTCTCGATAGACTTAAAGACTTCTACACCTTCGTCGGTCTTAAAGAAAGCTGCCATAGCAGAGTAAGGATTTTCTTCAAACGGTACGCTCATTAATTTTTTACCATTTGACGCCCATGTAAACGATCTTTGATCATCTGCTAGTTTTATAATTTTAGCTTCTGTAGCTAATATAGCAAAGTTTCTAAGCTGTACATTTTCATCTTTAGCAAGATCAATAAACAAAGCTGGGTTTTGTCTAGCAAACATAAGTGCATCTCGTTTTAATTCTTTAGATGACATTTGATTTACTTTACTTCCAACTTCAACACGCATAATAGCTTCTAAATGATCTACATCCATACTTCTTGCGGCGTTGAGCGCATCAATTTGCAACTCCATAATATCTAATTCATCGTGAGCTTCAACGACTGAATCATATTCTTTATAACGTTTTCCTTTGTAAGGGTGATACAATGATAACAATTTTTGCAAAGCTTGAAACCGTTTAGGTACAACAAGCGCTCCATCTTTAAAAAGTATAGTTCCAATAGTAGCTTCGCCTTCTTGTTCATCTTTAAACGGGCTATCCATATTGGTTGCATACCGCAACTCCCTTTGAGTGTTAGTTTCTTCGTCATACCACAACATAGGTACTTTTGTGCTATGTTTAGATGGTATTCTTAATGTTAACGGTTTGTATCTTCCAGTTACAAAATACGTTCTATCTTTAATCTCCCAACTTTTTTCTACAGCTGGTTTTTCTTTTATTTTTGCCATGATATAATATAATATAATTGTTAAATAAAGGTTATGGGCGCCGAAGCGCCCGTCCCCTTAAAATAATCTTACTTAGTAAATAATACAAAGTTGTTAGCACCTTGTACACAAAGACATCTTTCAGATAGGAAGTTTACTTCCATCGCATCAAGATCACTCGTGAAAGCACCACCAACAGATCCAGTCAACCAAGACTTCATACGACGATCGTCAGTTTGTGACGCTCTGTATCGTACGTGCAAGAATGGACGACGGATGTTAGTACCAAGAATTTGATCGTATACAGTTGATGTACCTGCAGGAATCAATACTCCGTCAATAGCGCTAACGCCAAATCCTGGAGGAATTAATCCATCTTCGATAGCACCTCTTGTAGAAGCATCGTTTAGATATTTCCAGTCAGTTTTGTAGAAGTCATAAGAACCTCTGCGGAAACCGCTGAATCCTAAATTCAATGCCATATCTTCTGAATTTTCGAAGATACCAAAAGAAGTACCACCAGAGTAAGCAGCGTTTACTGCAGCTAGCATGTCATCAAAACCTAGCGAAGTTTCACGATTCAAGAAAAGCATGTTTTCTTCAATAGCTCCCTGTGTGTCTAAGTTTCTTAGAATATTATCAAACTCAGTTAGCTGTGCAGCAGCGGCATTAAAGCCAGACTCTACATTACCACGAGACTGAATAGCAGCAAATAAACCTTCTGTACCTTTGAATCCAGCGTTAAAAGCAGAACCAGCACCTAAAGTAGTATCAGCTTTTTCGCCTTCAACCATAGCCATTTCTAAGTAATCTTCGAAACGTAGGCGAGTTTCAGACTCAGCTTTTAGATACCATAGATATCCAGATGTTCCGTCTTCTGTAGCAACTTCAACCCAACCGATCTGAGCAGTGTCAGAACCAGAAACTACATATTTGTTTCTAATAATAATTGGTGAGTTAGAAAACTGAGTAAACGCAGGATCTACACTAATATAACCATCGGCAGCACCAGCTGAAACAGTGTTATTAGGTGTAGATGAACCTTTTGAGTATTCAGATCCATAAACGAAAATCTTAATACCTGTAGTTGCAAGAGCTGCAGTAGTTGTAGCATCATACGGAGCAACTGTTAAATCACCAGTTGTTAAGTTTGAAGCAGTTACAACACCTGTTAGTTCGTTACCAGCGCCGTCTAACGCAACAATAGTTGAGTTTGGTGAAACGACGTTTTTAACGTCAGCTGCAATAGGAATAGAAATTGTGTTAGTTTGGTCGTTAGTACAACCTTCGTAAGCAATGTGCAAACGGTTTTGCTCAGACCAAATGACTTGATCAGAAGTCATTGGCATTTCAGCGCCTACCATACGCAAGAATCCAGAAAGCGTACGATTTCCGTATCGCTCTACTTCTTGCTCATAAATCTCAGGTAGATACTGCTGTGCAAATGTATCAGAATCGCCAGTACCACTTCCTCCATTAAAAGAAAGGAAATTTGTATCTAGCAATTGTTGTTGTTGAGATGGGACAATACTCCCAAATAAAGGACTTATAGCCATAATTAATTAATTTAGTTTTTTAATGTTACTTTTTTAATTTTAAGTTTTGAAGAATCAACACCACTAACAGCCTTAACTTTTAATCCATTTACAAATACTTCACCTTGAGCTGTTTGTCTTGGTTCAGTCGAAATGTTTTTTGACTTAGCCATAACATTTTTAACAGCATCAGCTTTTCCTTGCTCATAAAAATGTTGAGCTAAAGTATCAGCATTTCTAGCCGCATACAAAGCCTTATGATAACCTGACAAATCTGTTATTTTGTTTTCTTTATCTAGGAACTTCCCAATAAAATTAGTAATATCAGACTGAGCGTCAGCTATCTGCTTTGGATTTTTAACACCATACCTAAACTTCTTATCCCCAACGGTGAAATCAAAACCTTTGAAATCATCAGTCAAAAAATTATTAGTACGGCTAACAAAATCGCTATGCATTTGCTTTGCAGTATTTTGTTCTTCATTGTATCGATTGAAAAAGTCTACAGCTTTTTGTTGCTCTTGGGTTACGCCCGGTCTCAACTTGATCTCGTCGTAATACTTACCTTTTAAGTCTTCCAAAAAGTTTTTAGCTTTTCCAACTTCTTCTTTAAACGCAATTTTCTTTTTGCGTATTTCTTTTTCGTCGTCTAACTCCTCATCATAACCAAAGTCTTCTAATAAAAGACTTACATCATCATGATCAAGATGCGGCCGGGTTTGTTTATAATATTCTCTTACTAACGTATTACTATCTACATTAGTGTAATCTGCATTGAGTCGAACGTAATCATCGACTGTGCCACCAGTTTCTTCCATAAATGAAACTAGCTTTTCAATATTTTCAGGTAACTGTTTTGTTAGTTCTGCTTCCTGTACAGGTTCTTTAGAAACTTCAACTGGATCATTAACTTCAGTTTCTTCAACTAAAGTTAAAGGTGTTTCTATTTTCTCTTCGGTTTCCCGTACTTCTTCAACCACTTCTTGGCTGTCGCTACTGTCTTCGGATCCTTTGATAGCAACATCGCTACCATCTGTCTCTTGTTTTTGAACGGCATCTTCTTGTTTTATTTCAACTTTAGTTACTTCAGGCACTACTTCACCTTGAACTTCTACAGCTGTACTAGGTATTTCAATTTTAGTTACCTCGTTTGTTTTGCCTAAATTTTTAGGTTTAGAAGGTTTTTTAGCTTTAAACTCACCTTCTTGTTTTACTACTTCTGACATAATATAATATAATTAAATAATTAAAAGTTTTTTTTACCGAGGTTCAAACTGTTCTAAGCCAAATCCTCCAAGTGAATCATTACCAGCTGACTCAAAGTTTTTTGGTAATTCGTCATTTTGTCTTTGTGATATCATCTCTGATTGTTGCGTGCCAATTATTCTAGCACGCTCATCTTTACGATTTTCTATTTCTTTTTCTTTTTGTTTTTCAACTCTAGCTTTAGCTTCAGCTAATTGAATATTGTAATTAAACTCTTCTGCCATTAATTGTTTTTTAATTTCAGCTTCTGTTTGCATACGTTGTATTTCAAATTGAGACTTACCTTGTTCTAGTTGCAATTTACTTTCTGTTAAAGCTTGTTGTTTTTGCATTTCTGCTAAAGCTGCTTGCTCATTTGATTGAGCGTTAGCTTGAGCTTGAGCTTGTATATTAGCTTGAGCAGCAGATTGATCTCTTTCTTGTTTTTGCTTACGTTTTATTTTAAGCATTTGATTTGCTAGTTTAATATTAGATATTTGTTCTATGTCTATAATATCTTCTAAATCAACTCCGCCTGTTTGCAATGCTATTTGTATATTTTTTTGAAGAATTTGTTTGTCTTCTTCCTCAGGTTCTAATTCTAAAAATATACCAAACTCATGCATATTTAAATTATACATTTGTTCTAAAGTACTTGTGTTAAAAGAACTTATGCTATTCATTAAAGCATTTTTAGTTAACGGAAAATTTAACATATCTGCAGCTCTTAAACTTATATTCTCAGCTGTTCTTACTGTTAAATACATTAGCGACTGTAAAATATGTTTAGTAGCTGTATTAGACGCAGCTGCTGCTAGCTTCTGTAAACCTACCAAAGCATCTTTAGTTGGTTGACTACCATCTCTAGCTTCGTTTAACCCTGTCACGTCACGTATCATTTGTAAATAATATTGATACGTTTGTACTAGTGCACCTATTTTAGCTTGACCATTTGAAGTTTGTAACTCTTGAATAGGTACTTTACCAGGATTTAAATCACCATCTACAGTCTTTGATCTACCAACTATACTACCAGTTTGAAAGTACATGTTTAAAGCTTCTTGCGGATTATAATTTGTACCATTTCCTAAATCAACTTCTGATAATCCATCAACGTCTACAAATACTCCATCTGGCACCATTCGCGCTAGAACTTGTTGTATCTTTAAATGAGTAAGTTGTATCATGTCAGCAAAACCAATACACTTACTTACAACACTTTCTATTCTGCCTTTATACATACGTGGCGCAGATATAGAATAGTTCATTTGAACTTTAGTTTGATCACTATAAGGCCTTGTCATATTTTCAGCTAACTCCCACTTAAGCATTTTTTCATGACCAAGAATTTTAGCTCCGCTGTATAATACTTCTATAGCTCTATGTACTCTTTCAAAATTATCGTTTTCAGGAGGATTAAAATCACCTGGTTTTTCTAATGCTTTTTCTAAACCTTGATCTGTTTGTTTAATTTTAAATACTTGATTATTATATGTTTTATATTCAAAATATAAAACTTGTATATTATTATACTTATCATCTTGACCATAGTAGTTTCTAGTATAATTAGAATCACCTGGATATTTTTGTATTTCTTCTAGTTCAGTATTAGTTAAATATGGAAATTGCTTTTTAAGTTCTTCTAAACTTACACTTTTAACTTCTCCAACATAATATATATCTTCAAAATTAGGATCTTCTGTATATGAATAAACTAAATTAGCAGGATCTACATAGTTAACTACAACACCATTCGCTAAATTAAAATCTGTTTTAACACAGCTTATGCCTAAAACAACTAAATCGTAAGCTAATCTCTTTTTTATTTCTTCGTATTTATTATAATTAAATACATTATTTATTAACTCTTCCTCTGCTATTTCTACAGCTTGTTTATAGCTTAATTGCATATGAAGCTCTAGTTCTTCTTTACTTTTAGGTAATTGATCTTCTGGCACATTAGATCTTTGTAGGTCTATATTAAAACTAGCTTTTGCTTCTTTTATTAAATTTCCAGCAAAAGCATCTTCCGCTAAACCTGTAGCATGTGCAGTTCTTTCTCTAGTAGAGTATGGATCTGTTGCGAAAGATTTTATTTCATATCCTTTGTCGGTCATACCATTTACTACAATATCTATAAATTTAGATAATACAGCAACTGGTTTCCAGTCTAAATTTAAATAAGATAAATCACCATTTATAGATAACTCATCTTTATATTTAGCTACAGACTGTTCTCCTCTAGCGTACAATCTTAATCTATGAAAATCTTGCCAATTGTTTCCAAAGCGACCACCAGCACCTAGGCCACGATCACCTCTAAACCATTCGTTTTCAATAGCTCTACCTACTTGATAACCGTAGTCTAAAGTATTCTTTTCCATATCTGGTACCACCTGACTTGGAAATGAACTATTAACATTAGTGTAAATCATCTATTTTATTATTTTTGATGTATAACCTGTATTGTCATATTTGCCGAAGCTTAGACTAACTGGATCTTTTTGTACTAACTGAACTGGAGTATATTTGTTTTTATTACAAGCCATTATAGCTAAACCAGAACTTATTGTTGCATCAAACTTAGTTCTATTGTTTATATTAAACTTAGCCCAATCTTCTAGCGTTCTTTGAAAATACATATTTCCATATTCATTTTCTTTTAATCCTACGTAATCTTCTATGTAAGATTCAATAGCAGCGGCATGCGCTTGCTTAATATCTTCTGATGAGTTAGGTATTCCACCTATTTCTCTTTCTGCAACTGAAAGCTTGTTGTAAAGCTTATCAGGTCTATTTATAGAGAATCTTCTATAACCTCTACGCTTTAAGTAATACAGTAATCTTGGTTTGTTATTCTCTGCTAATATAGGCATACCATAAAAATGTAATGCCATAAGTACATCTTCAAAGAATATTTCTGCTGTTGGTGGTCTTGATATGTACTCTAAAAAAAACATATTAAACGGAGCGTCTTCCATGCTGAACTTAGTTAGACCGTGTAAAGATCCTTTAGACCCTTGTTTGTCTACAGTTCCTGATATATCATAAGAGTCACAACCAAAAGCACCAATATGTTCATTACCAGGATATTTAACTCCATTTTTTATTATTACACGATTTTGCAGATTTGCAGGTGGAATCCAAGAAACTAAAAACCTACCGTTTTTTTCAGGGTAAAAATTAACTGTAGTATCTTTTACACCACCAGCCCACTGAAAATTACCTTGAGTAACTAAAACTTTATTTTTAATATCTTCATTGTAATCTATTTGCTCGTAAATTTTAGTTAGATTAAATAAAGATAACTTTGCTTCATCTCTAAAAGCATGCTTCTCTGTACGAGGAAACTGTCTATAATATTCGTTTAAACTATCCTGATCATCTTTAAGACCATCAACTTCATTTTCCCAATGTTCTATAACACCTGTTGTTATTAAATCACCCTGCGCGTCTTTAACTGAGTCTTTTGGCGTTTCGAATACAGGTAGTCCATAAGAATCAATGAATCCTTCGTAGTTCCATTCCATAGGTATGAACAAACTATATAATCCTGAGCTAGTCTGTCCATTGCGGTTTCTTTTCGTAACGTCTGAAGCATAATATAGTTTTTTAAAATTTGCACCACCTTTGTCTAAAGCATTGCTTGTAGACCCCATCATGCATTTACCTACGACTTTACTACCTAATCTTAGCGTCGTCTTTGTAACTCTCCAGTTGTTGAGGATGTTATCCGGCCTTTCCCACTTTCCTGATTCGTCGTGCGCGAGGAGTTTGAGCTTCTCACCATCGTACGAGTTATCACCCGTGTTCTTCCAGTCGATCGTCGTATCAAGTCCTTCGCGTTCTTCAGGCGACTCACCTTGATCAAGTTTTCTTCTGGTGAGTTTTGAAGCTGGTACCCTGTAGGCGAGCTCCGTCTTTGGCCTGTCCATACCGTCTTGTATCGGTTTGAAAAAGAACGGGTAGTTAATTGACATTGGCACCACTTTGTCGGTGAACATCTTCTTAGCATCAGCTCCAGACTTGGATAATATACCATATCTAGAGTCGGAAGATATTGTTGCTTGATTAACCAGTTCTGATGACGCCATAAATGAAAAACCAGAGCGTCTGTTTTTGAGGTAGCACATTCCATAACAACGTTGGTCTGCTTTGCAAGCTTCCCAGAAAATGAAGAATAATCTATTTGATTCTCTGTAGTCAGCGGCCCCAACGTCAATTTTAGACCACTGCAAGTACATGTAATGAGTACCAGTAATGTAAGTAGGAACACCTTTGTTATAAAACCAAAAACCTTCATCGCGCCTTTTAAACTCTGTATCAATGTAATCATACCACTGCTCTTTAAAGTTAGATGGGTAACGATCCCAATCAAATACACTTTTTATTTTAGACAAAGCTTTAGGGCATTCTTTTTTAACCCAAACTTGATTTTTTATATTGTCAGAAGAACTATAAATGTTATCTGACAATAAAGGCAAAGCTATTCTTAGACCTTGTATTTCAATAATGTCACCTACAGTTCCATCTCTACTTATAATTATAATATCGTTTTCAATATCATAACCATACTCCCATTTTTTATACCTATTATTTTTCTTTAAAATGCTAGGTTTTATATGGTCTTTTATTACTTTTACTAAAGACTGCTCGTACATTACTTTGATCTACCTTCAGCAAAACCTTTAAAACTTTTTTCTTTAGCTTCTCCAGGCTTATCTTCAAGCATATTTTTTTCTTCTTCTATTCTAGAAAGTATTTCAAAAGCATCGAATATAGCTAGCTTTTTAGTTGCAGCTGCATTCTTAAGTCTATCTGCAGAAACATCATCTTCAGTGTTAGTGATGATTTTTTCTTCAGCTACCTTGATCAACTCTTTAACTGCTTTCTGCCCAGCTTGGATTATATTCTTCCTCGTTTCCTTTGAACTCATACTTAACTAAAATATCATTTGATTGCATACAATATAGTCTTTGTTTATCTATAACAAACTCAAACTCTCTGTTAGATTTAAAACCAACTAAATCACCTTCGTATATACCAAGTGACTCTAATGTTTTATTACCTATTTTTACTATACCTTTGTTTTTTTGTTCTGGCTCTTTAGACCAGGTATCATTACTTTTTATAGGTATAATAAAACAATGGTTACGAACTGGCAACCATTTTACCATACGTTTGTAAAGATATATTTGATCGTATTGACAAAGATATTTATTGTCATTAAAAGTTTTACTACTATCAACCTCTTTACCTTGATGGTTATAATATCTTCTAAATACATTGTGGTGTATAATAACTTTATCACCTTCTTGTATTGGCGTATCAAAAGCTGTTGGCACTGTAAGTACAATAGCTGTTCTGTTTATTAACTTAAAGTTTTCTATACTAGAATTAACTATAAGTTTATCGCCGTTTATGTCAACCTCATTGTTGTACCTTTTACCGTCTGGTACAACTATAAAATCAAAAACGCTTTTCATTAATATTCTAAATCATATTCAACGGATATAGCCATGTTAGAATTAAATTTCTTCCATGGCAATACCTCATTGTTTTTCTTTATGAATATGTTATAAGAAGCGTCTTCACCTTCAAACAGAATATGCGATATCTCATGGCCACCGTAGACCTGTTGACCTAACGCATAGTGCATAGCATCATTCTTATAATCAGAACCAATACTGATTTTTCTTATAACAGTACTCATTAGTCTTCTGATTTAACAACACTTAAATCTGATTCGTCTTCGATTTCTGTGTAAGTACCTTTCTCTAAATCAATATTAATAGATCCATATTTTTCTTCTAATTGCTTTTTAGTCTCTTCAACGCCTTCATTGATACCAGCAATTTTATGAAGCAGCGCATGTTTGTTTGCTTCTAGTTGACCTATTTGATTTATTACTTGACCTAATTCTGTTTGTTGATCTTTAATTGTTTTAAGCTCTTCAGCTGTAATTTTATTTGACATTTAATTTAATTTTATTCTTGTTTACTTTTTTTTGATTTTTCCCAAGTACGACCTACAAAATAAGCGCCGTATACTGTAATTAATAGTGACTGAAATATTGGGATATATTCTTCAGCTACTTTAAACCCACCAATGTTACCATCGAAAAATGCTAATGCCGTAAATATAACAGTAAGATATATTAACACTAGCGGGCGTATGTTCTTTGATAAAAATGAATCTGATTGCATATCAAGTTTCCAGCGCTCAGTGATTTGAGTTTGCGCATCTTGATCTGCTTTTTCTAATAACTCTTGAATCTTTTGTTTAGCAGCTAATCTTTCTTCATCTGTAGTTGTAAGCTTGTCGATTACATTACCTACGTCTTTAATTATACCACCTGATAAAAGACTTAAAAGTTTTTTCATTATTTAGGTCTATTCAAAGGATTTACATCTCTCCTGAACTTACTTCTAAAATCACCTAAAGGTGCGCTTGATATATTGCTGCTTATAACACTTCTTGCTTTTACAGGATCTGTAATTGCTAACTTTTTAAGTTCGTTTAGTTTTGCTTGAACATTGCTTTTTTCAAAAACTACTTTACCTTCAGGGTTAGTTGAATATCCAGTTATAACTTGAGCAGCTGAAGGACCTGATATACTTGATGATCCGTAACCTTGTATTTTTTGATTAATAACATCAGTTCCCCCAAGCTGCTGTTCAGCTATATTTAAAGCATTTTGAGCTTGTTTTTGTGCACCCATAAATCGGCGAGATGCTTCTTCAGAGTCATATTGACCTTTTCCCCCACTATAATCGTAAGGCCGAGAATCATCAATAAAACCTTGAGATGGATCTGGCCCTGGATCTAAGAACTCATGTGGTATAGCTTTACCAGTTTTAGGATCAATCTTGTGATTATTTAAAGGTGACATATGCATTGCAGAACCTCCACTCATACCGGTAAATTTAGCTGGTGATTCATGACCCATTTTAGCTACCGATGGTTTTGGAGTCTCATAACCATAACCTTTGTTTACGTTTTTAGCAGGTGATTCATGTCCCATTTCCATTGGGCTGTGACCCATTTCAGCTGGTGAATCTTCATGACCCATAGTAAGAGCTGATGCTTTATTATCAATGGGCATGTCTTTCATTAAATCTTTTTTCTCTTGCTCCGCAGACTCTTGGTAAGCTACAGAACCTTCCATCATTAAACCTGATGGTTTGCCTGTTTCGCTTTTTAATTGCTTGCAAGCAGAATCTTTCTTTTTAATAGGATTATTATACGGCATTTTTATTTCTTTAGTTTATTATTTAAAAAATCAAACTTGTATCTAGTAAGACGTAATGTTTTATTATAGTCTCCACTATATTTACAAATTAAATTATCTTTATCTTTTAGTTTATACTTTATCTTAACAAAGTAACCATTTTCAGGATTAAATAAAGTTGTTATAAAAGTATTTTTGTTTTTCTTTATTATTTTTTCTTCTACATAACTATCACTAAACGGGTTATAGTTCATAACTTGTGATACACCATATTCTCCAGTGTATATCATAGTTATATATTCAGACACTTTACACTCCCACCAACCTTTAAAATTGTCTTGGCTAAAAGATGTAATTGATATTAAATTAAATAATAGTGCTAAAAATAGTTTTTTCATAATATTAGATTAAATTGTTATACTAATATTATCACTTGTTTTATCTATTTTTTAAGATTTTTCATAAGCTTCTGCCTCCCAAGGCAAGGCGCTATCACCTTCTTTTATACTTGATCTTGGTATTACCTTACCTTTCCAGTATACATTTTTATCATCATAATCAAGATCACCACGTTTCATTTGATCAATATGTATTTTTTCATGAGCAACAACTTCGTGTAGTTTAGCTGGTGATACTTTATCATTTATAATAATAGTACCATTATTGTTAGCTTTACCTAACACACCATCTTCCATATCAACATGATACACTGGAGTATTGTCTATTGGAAACGGAGGTGATATTTTAAATGCCATTAGTTTCTATATGGAAATTTTTCGTTAAACCAATCTTGTCTGTTATTACAACCACAGTTTATGTTTAGACCTTCAGCCATTCTATCAACTACTGTTTTAATACCAGTAGCTTTAGTAAACTTAGCTATGTCGTCACCTAAACCTTTTGATTTCATTATTTATAACAATGAGCTTTAGCTGGTGATCCGTGATGTTTTTTATCATACTTCATGTCACCTGCTAACTTAGATATATGCTTTTCATCTGCAGTCATATCTTCATCACTATGCCCGTGATGATCGTCATACATAACGTCCATTTTTAAATAATGAATATGAGCAGCATCGTCCGCAACTGATGCTCTATAATTTTTCTTCGTGACTGGAGTGCGTGAATGTCTTGCGTTACCACTGTAGTGGCCAAAGTGTCCTTTTTCCATAATTACCATTTTACTTTGTCAGCCCAGTAAGCGGCAGACATTTTACCTTTTTTAATATTTTTTGCATGACGAGCTTTAAAGCTAGCTCTTCTTGCTTTTGATTTTTTATCTTGCTTCTTGCCGGCAGTACTTACACCTTGTTGGCCAAACCTAATTATTTTTTCTTTACCATTTTCACAAGCTTTAACAATATGTGATTTACTCTTGTGTCCTGGTGTTTTTCTAGGTTTATTACACTTTAAGGTTTTTTTGTTTACCTCAGGCACCTTGAGCTGTTTTAGTTATAGGTCCTGGTGTATATTTACATTTCGCCATTTTAAGCTTGTACCCAGTTATACCAGAGCTACTACCCTCTCCCATTGGAAAACCACTAGTGTCTAGTGGCCCGTCCCAAACGTGTGATTCACCTACTTGTCCTTCAAGAACAGGTTTTCTAATTAGTTTTTCTATTTTATGATCCATAGTTTTTATTTTACATCAAATGTTTTACCGTCAACCTCAAAAGTTGTGGCTCCTTTTTCTTTAGCTTCGTTTAAAGATGCATAAAAAGCGTTTGCTTGGAAAGGTGCTCCTATTGAAGCTTGTCTCATTGCAGGTGTGCCAAAAGCAGTTTGAGCCATACCTTGTACTTGTTGATTGAATACGGGTTTAGCACCACCCATCATGTTTGCTTGCACAGGAACATCATAGCTAAAAGCTTGAGGTTGACTAATAGGCGCCGCTTGAGCTTGTATACCTGCGGCCGCCATAGTAGGATCTACCATATAAGCCATTGTTTTGTTTTTAGCCATAATTATCTTTTTTTATCTTTATTAACTTTATTAATAGCAAACGATAAAACCTTATCACTATAGGTTTTACCTTTCATTATGCTATTACGTCTAGTACTAGTAGGTATATCTTCTTCACCTAACATAATTCTATACATGCGTAATATTAACTGTTTACCTTTAAATGATACTTTGTATATATTATACTTCTGTGTAGTTCTATTATACTTTCTCCAAAGTGTAATCCAGTCTTCTTGTAAGAGCTTGTTCCAACGTCTATTATCCCAACTAAAAGAATATGTACCGTCTTCAAAATCTTTACGTGTAAACATATCCATGCAGTCTAGATATATTAATAGTTCTAGTTCTGCATCATTAAGATTATTGTTTTTACAAGCCCACTTACGTATTATACGGTAGTGTTTGAAAAGATTTAAATCTCTAATTTCACTAGCGTCTAATTTCATAACACAACAACTACATCAACATCACGTATAACATAAAAAACTTCTTTATCTACTTCAAGACGATGACTAGCATTTTTATCATAGAATATTGTTTTACCTTCTTCTATACCTTTTACATCATCACCGCAATAAAGCACTTTAGCTTCTTTATAACGTATATCAACACGTTGTGTACCTGTCAACATAAGACCACCGTCTGTTTTTTTGACGTTGTCTTCTTTTTTCTTTTTTATAATTATATTTCTACCTATTGCTTTCATCGCCAACTCTTAAATTATTGATTACACAATCTGTAGATAATATAGTGGTAGCCACTGAAGCCGCGTGTTTGAGTGCGCTTTTAGTTACAAGTAATGGATCAATAATACCTTTATCAATCATATTTACAATATCACCTGTAATTACATTAACACCCATACCTTCTTCGGGCGTACCAACCTCTTCCAGTCCAGCGTTATTTAGTATAGTTTTAAACGGTGCTTTAATAGCTTCAAGAAGAATCTTTTCACCAACGCTTTTAGCTTTAGTTTTATTAGATGCATCAAGCAAGGCTATACCACCTCCAGATACTATACCTTCTTTTACCGCGGCTTTAGTAGCACAGATAGCGTCTTCAACTCTATCTGATTTTTCTTTTAATTCTATTTCAGAGTTAGCGCCAACTTTAACAACTGACACTTTACCTGAAAGCCTAGCTAAACGCTTTTCAAGACGTATAACTTCACCAGGAGCTTTAGCTTTAGCTATTAAGTCTTTTACTGAACTAATCAATTTTTTTATTTCATCAGTAGACGTATCTACCTGTAATATAGTTTCTGTGTCATTAGTAATGCTTTTCCAGCATGTACCTAAAAAATCAGGATTTATAACGTCTAAGTCATCACCAAGATCTTCGTTAACAACAGTAGCTCCAGTTAATACGGCTAGATCAGAAAGCGTATCTTTTTTGTTTATACCGTATGTTGGCGCATTGACTACATTAACTTTTATATTACCTTTAACTCTATTCATTGCTAGAGTCGCTAACACTTCAGTTTCTAAATCACCTACCACAAGTAAAGGTTTTTTACTTTTAATCACATACTCTAGCACCGACTGTATTTTACGCACAGATTCTATGGGTGATTCTAGTAGCAATACTAATGGATTATCAAGCTCAGCTATTCTTTTATCTTTACTTGTTATAAAATGTGAGTTAGTCAACCCTTTTTCATACTGAACACCATCAACTAACTCAAGCTCTGTAGTATCTTCGGTTGTTGGCTCCATAACAACAACTCCGTTTTCACCAGCAGCTTTAAACGCTTCTCCAATTATTTTACCTAGCTCTTTATCATTGTTGCAACTAATAGTAGCAACATCATCAAGCATAGTACCTTTAACTGGTATTGCTTTTTTTTCTAAGTATTTAACAACATTAACAACAGCTTTGTTTATGCCGTCTTTAATATTGCGAGTATTATCTTTATCTAAATTTTTATAAGCTTCAGTTAAGATAGAGTGCGCTAGTACTGTAGCCGTTGTTGTTCCATCGCCAGCTTCTTGAACAGTTTTTCTAGCAGCTTCTTTTAAAAGCGTCGCACCCATATTCTCTACTGGGTTTAATAGTGTTATAGCGTTTGCTACAGTTACACCGTCTTTAGTAATCAAAGGTTTTCCTTGATCATCTTCTAGTATAACACACTGGCCACTAGCCCCTAGTGTGGAGCTAACAGCCTTTGTGAGTTTTTCTATACCTTTAAATACATTATCTTTGGCCTCTTGGCCAAAATTAAGGTTCTTGACAATTTTGTCGGTCATGATTTTATTAGATTTAATTTAATTGTAATATATAATTATTCAAAGGTTTTTACTACCTTAGGTCCTTTTACAAATTCAAGCTTTTTGCTGTAATGATCTATGCTACCATCAATTGCAGCTTCAGCACTTTCAAGAGTTTCTCTACGAGTTACATCTTGCCATTCATCTTCTTGATCTTTATATTCAGTTTGGTAATATCCATTTGGTAGTTGTACTATTCGCCAATTTGTTTTATCAGCTATATGCTTCCAAAAGTTTATTTGGTTTTCGGATATTTGTGGTTGACTACTCCACGTGTGAGTCTTGTAATATAGTGTCATTGGTTTTGGTTTATATTAGTTTATTTGGTTGCTCTTTCCCGAGCAGGGTATATATTATATATCACTTATTTTTAGTGATTTTTACCATGGTACATCTTTAGCGACTGATGTAGGGTTTATTAATTCAGAAATCTGCGAGTCTAAACCAGTTTTTAATTGATCAATATCTAAATCGCTAGCTTCTAGCCAATCTATAACATCTGATTCCTTTAGGCTGTCAAAAGCTATATAGCTATCAGGATCCGGCGCGCCCACGTCCTGAGTACCAATTGAAGTTATAGAGTAGGGCTTGTCTTCTTTATCTTTTTGATCTGAGGTAACTGTATAGCTCCAATGCACATTATAAACAACATCAGAAAGGCTTTCTTCAGTTGGGTGTACGTCAAGTTTATTTATTGTCCAGGAGTATGTATTTGCCATTTTATAATTTTATTTGTAATTTTAAATTTTCAATTTCTGCTTTTAATTCTTTAATTGCACCAACTAATAAAGGTACAATTTTTGAGTTATCCATTTCTTGATATTCTGGCTCGCCATTTTCATCAACTGCATCTTTTTCACCAAGCACCGCTTCAGGAATTATATTTTGAACTTCGTGCGCAATAAATCCGTCAACAGTTTTTTCGGTGTTTGAAATGAAGTTAAAACGTTTTGGTTGTAATTGTTGAATTCTGTCAATTGCAGCGGTCATATCGACAACGTTTTCCTTTAGCCTATAATCTGAAGAAGTGTTGTAAGATGTTGTTGAGCCTGAAATACTAATTGAACCCTTTTGACTGTTGTCCCTTCTAAATGAAACAAGTGAGCCGTCATTAGTAGTTCTATTAACAAGTAACGGCAAGTTCCCGCTTCTTGTAATTGTAGCTAAACCAATTGGATTAAATTCAAGTCCAGCTATATTCTGACCTGAGGCTGTTTTTCCAATTAGAACGATTCCATCGTATCTAATACGCATTCTTTCCTGCGCTGTAGTACCGGCTGCACCAGTAGTAGTAAAAAATCTCATGCTAAACGCAGCACCAAATGCGTTAACTGATGCACAGTCTATTTTTGCTTTTATTTGAGCACCTGCCCCAGATGCATCATTACCAAAAAACTCATACGCGCCTAATAATTGATCCGCTGTCCATGAGGTGTTCCTAGTTGAATTTATTCTAACGCTAACATCTTCGCTTCCGGAAACTACTAATTTTTCTGCTGGAGCATTCGTTCCAATCCCGAAATTTCCTGTATTGTCATCAATTCTTACTCTTTCAGTTCCTGAGTCTGTAAGAACAAAATCACCATCAGAGTTAACACCAAGACCCCATTGTTCAGCGCCCGATGCTTCCTGCATTACAATTGCAGTATTATTTGTATTTGTTTTTACCGCAATATTACCATCGCCAATATTTCCACTTGAACTACAAAGACCAACTTCAAGTTTTGTGCTTGGATTAGAAGTACCAATACCTAAATTTGATTGAATTTCTATAACATCTTTACTGGTCCAGCCTGTTATGTAAGCACCAGAGTATTCCGCTTCTATATCTCCAATATTGAAAGAACGATTTGAGTCCGGCCTCATTTCAAGCCAAGTTTCATCGCTGCCAGAATCAACTCTAAGTATATTCGATGCACCTCTTACGTGCAATTTATTTGTAGGGCTTGTGATGCCTACACCAACCTCGCCTCCGTTAAAATATGAATCACCGTTTGCTCGAATGACAGTTTTAATTGTGTTCGTGTTGTCATACACTCCAAAATAATAGCTATCCCTGTGGAATATAAATCTATTTGAAGTTCCGTCATTTCCTCTTGTAATAAATAAATTTGAAGACGTTCCACTTGTTGCGTTATCTCCGCTTGAAAGAAACCAGCTGCCTCCAGCAGTTGCAAAATTCACAGCGGCGTATCTTGTTGTACTGCTTGAATCATGTATTCTAACAATTGGATTGTCAGAGCTAATGTTCAATTTTTCAGAAGGGCTTGACGTTCCGATGCCGACATTACCCGCATTTGTGACGCATAAGTGGTTATTTCCAGTATTACTTCCAACTCTTAAACCAAAATAACCGTTACTAGTTCCGTTTACATCAATTAAAACTCCAGAAACGTTTGAATAACTTTGACCACTTGTACCATTTACAACGTCTAATTTACCTATCGGCGAAGTGGTACCGATTCCGACGTCGCCGCCATTAAAATAGCTATCTCCGTAGGTTTTTACAAGAGTTGTAATTACTCCGCCGTCTGTGCCTTTTAAAACCCCGCCAGAAGAATTTGCTTCGATTCTCATATAATGATTTGCATCATAAAGCGCGGCAACATGCCTTGTTCCAGTAGCTTGTATATTTCCGTCAACTGTCAGTCTTTGGCTTGGAGAACTTGTTCCTATTCCAAAATTGCTTCCTGTATTTATATAACTGTCGCCGTTACCTCTTATCTGAACAGTTTGTATTCCTGAACTAAATATTTGCAGATACCCTTCATCAGCGTCCCTTGTTAGTGTAAGTGCAGTATTGCCTAAGTCACTTTCTTTGAGAAATATTCTACCACCGTTAATTGTCATGTCGCCGCCCGAATCAATGCGCATTCGTTCTGTTCCAGCGGTTGAAAAATTAATATTTCCCGCCCCAGAAATTGAAGCTATATCTAACCCTGCGCTACCATCATCTTTTAGGTATTGACCATTCGCGAATGTAAATTTCGACGGCTGAGACACACGAACATCACCATCTACGTCAAGTTTAAATGAAGGCGAAGCCGTCCCAATACCAACTCTATCGTTTATTGTATCTACAAATAGAACATTAGTGTCTACCGCGACATTACTTAAAAACTGTATTGCCATTAAATTTTATTTTTTATCCTACGTCAACTAGCAAAGCTGAGTAAGTTCCATTTGCTACACTACCTGTAAATATTACGCTAAGTGTAGTGCCTGATCTTGTAACATCTGCGTATACTGTTTGTCCCGCAGCTGTTGTAATTTCTGCTTTAACATCTAAAGCGCTTGATGCTCCAAGTCCTGCTGCAGTATTTACAGCTACAGCGAATGTAGTTAAACCACCAGCTTCAGTTCTTGTTACATAAGATAATGATCCGTTTAAAGATATTCTAACTCCTTTTGATATATCAATTTCAGCTGCTAGATTATCAAGAGATATTTTTTTGTTTGCCGCGCTTCCATCGTCAAAAAACGGAAAATAAGCATCACCTGCTCCAGAAGGAGTAGATGTTACTTCTGGTATACCGTTTATATCTAAACCAACAGTAGCTGTGCCAGATGAATAAGTAACTTGTAAACCATCATATTCAACGTCTGTATCAGCAACTACGTTACCAATACCAATTGCACTAGCGGTTGCTATATCAGCTGAAACAAAACCATTAGATGTAACACTAAAATGTGCAGAGTTAAAACCAGCTATACCTTTTATAGTAGCACCATCTGTTGCGCCTTCGCCTGCTATACTTTGTCCTGATTGTACAATTGTATAGTCAGAAGCACTTGGTGTTGAACTTGCTGTTATATCGGTGCTAGCAAATATTAAATCACCAACCTCTAGAATAGTACCTAAAAACGAAGTGTTGTTTGAATCTGTCACAGCAAAGTAATCACCTTGATCTAATGCTATGTTACTACCACCTGTTAAAGCCGGTGAGTTTGTTATAGCATTATAGCCACCTTGGAATACACCAACTCCAGCTATCAAAGATTGAACTTGAGCTAAGTTAGGCGCATTTGTTCCAGCTGTAGCAGTTGGTACCGTGACTTGACCTGTAAATGAACCAGTTGTTCCAACTGTTAAACTACCTGATAAAGATATACTATCATCTAAGTTTACTGTTACAGTATCAGTCGCACCTACAGCAGTACTTATATTGGTACCACCAGCTATATCTAATGTGTTGCCGTTACTAATAGTTTGATTAGTTCCGCTATCAGCAGTTACGGAAAATGTATAAGCACTTGGTATAGTAGGAAAAGTAGCCAAAGTGCCATCACCTCTTATATACTCACTTGTACTACCAGCACCTGTTACAGCTAAAGTACCAGAGGTTGTTACTGGAGAATTTGCTACAGTGAAAGCAGATGGCATTGAAAGACCAACAGATGTTACTGCATTTGCCCAAGCATTATCACCTCTTAAAAATGTAGATGTACTTGGCGAACCTGTTGCAGAAAGATCTACAGTACCAACAGTAACATCACCACCAGCTGAACTATTATCTGTTCCAAAAGATACAAATGTACCACTAGTATTTGTAAAAGTTTCTACACCGCTACTGCTACCTACTTCAACCCAACCAGGGCTACCGCCGCCAGCATCAGCCACGTACTGCTTGAGTGTGTCTGCAGCTGTGTTAAATATAATCCTACCAAGAACTAATTCTGTAGAAGGATCTGCTGCTAAATTTTCTATTCTTATAGACTGTGCTTGATTAGCATTAAAATCTACATTATTTACAAATTGTATCGCCATTGTGTTTTAGTTTAAAAATGCTTTTCCAGCAAAAGCATCTGAAAAGTTTAATATTACTCTATTTTTTGTTACATACTCATAGCTACCTATAACTGTTGTGTCTGCTGTATCAACAACTGATATTGAAGGAAACTTACCTAAGTTATGTGTTATGTCCCAAGACGTAGCTGGTACACCTTGTATAAATTCGAAGTGAGAATCAAAGCCCTCTACTTCATCTATTTGAATTGAATAATATTGAAGTGCTTCTATTGTTGAGCTACCTGTAACGTAGGTAAGTTCCATGTCGTACACAGACGACCCAACAGAAGTTAATGCTGTCAATGTGTAAACTCCATATCTACCTAATGATCTTACATCTTGTATAACTATATCGTGACCTATCATTCTTTGAAGATAAGGTAAAGCTACAGGAGATGTAGAAGGCATCTGTACATTTATATACAAGCTAGTTATGTTTGCCCAAGGAGTAGATGCACCACCATAGTTTTCAAAAGATATAGTACCTTCTGGCCTTGGATCTGGATTAGGGTCTTGTATAATAAACTTCCAAGCTGTATGTTTTAAAAAACTATTTATAGATGTTACTGATAACGATTCTATATTAAAGTTTTTTGTCTGCCCATTAGAAACATCAGTACCAATCAGTATATCTGACGGTTCAGGCGTATTGTTTAATTTATACGAAGATATTATGGGCATCTATTTTTGTTTGATGATTAAAAATTTAAATTTACATTTCTGTATAAAATTGATAATTTAATCGGGGAATTGCCTTGAGACACAGTTACGCCAGGGGTAGCATCTAAAGTAAAAGCTACATTTGCTTGTATATCGTCATTTTCATCATTATTAGGAAAATCAAAACTAATATACTTATCTGCCGAAACATTTAAATCGTTTGTTGTATTAAGGTTTTGAAAAGTATTAACTGTACCTATTTTAAAAGTTACAGTGTCACTTAACCCTGTATTAACAAAGTTATATGATACACTGTTATAATCTAAAAAATAAATCATGTTCTGCACGGCTATTAATTTTCCAGCTCCAGGTGCAGGTATTAGTTCTATTGCTCCACCTCCATTAAGACCTAGTAGTTGAGCAGATGTTAGTGTTATGTCTTTTTTAAGTATATCAGCTCCAATATAATCTTTAATGTCATCAATAGAAGCTGTCTTAGTAGTGTTGTCTTCCGAAGTATCGTTTACTAGTATAGTATCTAATCCCGAAAGACTGCTTATTGGTTGATATGAATATATAATAGGCATATACTTGTTTTTAAAATTCGTTTATATCTTATATACTTACAGATTTCACTAAGATTTTACCTCAGGGTGACATAAGCCTGTTACTATACTACTTATAAGGCTAGTGTCACAAAAAAAGTTGTTAGATATTTAGGGGTATAGTGTTACCCCCTATGTATTTGATTATCAGTCTGTTACAAAAACGATTTTAGATTTTACGGGTCCCCCTGTTTCTCTAGGTTTTTACGTATATACCCTTGATTTTCAGTATATTACGCCCCGGTGTTTGACTTTTTCTGTACATGTACTACACTATTACTTATATTTTACAGACAAAACAATAGTCTATTTGGATAATATATATGTAACACAATAACTAATATACTAAATCACTATACTATGCACTATCTAACTATGTTTACTACAACTGAATTAATAACTATGATAAATACTATTAATACACATAATGAAGTGTAGTGTTATATCTCTAACTAATTTTTATACACTAAACAAATATACACTTTACAAACAAAACTAAACTCAAACTGGATAATATAATAAACAAATACTAATAATTAAATATAATAACTATGCAAAATTCAATTCAATCAAAAAGATTTGTCATTCGCAAATCACTAATCGGTCAAAACTCTATCATCGAAGTTACTTTCAAATCTGGAAAAACTTTCAAATACAATCATGATAAAGTTTATGAACTAATGAAAGACAATTTATCCAAACTAAATTGCTGGGAAAAATATAAATCTTACACTTCATCAACTTCAATTCCCAAAGTTGTACAAAATGTTGAAGTCATATAATTGACTTCTTCATTTTAACTCGCGCGTTGAAATGTGTACATCACGAGTATAAACAATGTTGAACAGATTAAAGTCACAATGGTTAATGTGAGTTCGATTCTCACTGTGACTACTACTAACTCTTTAAAATTACAATTATGACTATTACTAATAAAATACAAAAACTATACAACAAACTAGATTTTCTTCAAGACAATGACCGATGGGTTCAATACCGAGAAGTGTACAAAGAAATAACTGAACTAGAAAAATTAAGAGATGAATCATATTCAAACTAATTCGCTATGACTATAGATAAAATCTTTAACGAGTTACAATTGATTAATGAGTTTGAAGCAAACTTTCAAATCACTCCACAGTCTAAAACTAGACGTGAGGAACTTACAAACAAATTACAACAACTAATGGATAATAATATAAAATAATTATGCGTAAATTCAATCACTACACAATTCTAAAACTAGTCGTTTATGGTTATATAACCTTAGCATCACTTGGCATTATTGGACTTATATTCAATCTTGCAACAGGTAATTTAAACGCTGACTTTGGAATGTTTTAAAAATAAATAACTATGCAATACAGAAATATACCTTACGAATACAACGAGTGGACTACTCACACTGGTAAATCAGCGAGTGGTTATTCATGCGAAGCTTTCAGTGAATTTCCATATCATATCACTAGACTAACTTCAGAGACTGAAGATGGTATCAAAGAGCGCATCGATGATCTTCTTGATCACAAAGCGGAATATGAAGCTAGACGTGAACTTTCTAATAAAGCGGCTGAATCGTTTTATAACTCTATGGGTCAATACAAAGGCGATTAATATGAAAAAAGACTTATACAAATACCAAAGAGCTAGAAGTTTACGTAATCGTAAGGTTATTTCTAAAATTACTAAAGCGCAAATTGAAGCTATCGAACGTGAATACTACGATAGATTTAACTCAGAACTATCTTCATGGGTAGGAGAGATGTATTAAATTACAAACAAATAACAATATCTTTTGGATAATATAATAAATAATAAACTATGCAATCAATTAAATTCTACAAAAAATACGATACTCATCTAGCTAAACTTGGCGATACTGAGTATAAAGGCTATAATATCGGCGATCTACCTCCATCATTTGGCTTTATCACTAATGCAGCCGGACAAGAAGGTAAATCACACTGGTTTAACTACAAAGGTTTAACTTACATTGAAAAAACCGAACTGCCATGGTAGTTAAAAATATGAGAGATCTGCTCAACTATGTTGAAGAGCAAAAGCAAATTCGAGCTGCGGAGCATAGACGCAAGTTCGCGCATCACGGTGAATGTGGTGGACTAACTGACAAAGAGTGGTTTTCAGTAAAACACAGTCAAAAATCTAGTTTTCCAAAAGCTAGGAAGTTCACCCATCACAAGATGTGGCGCGAAACAGGTAGTAAATATACAGTCGAACAACTAAAACAAATAGCAAAATCATGAGTAAAATGAAAGAACTAGAGGATATGGCGACGTGGATCGCTGATTCTATCGACGATAGCATTATCTCTAATACAGAGTGGGCTATGGACGGAACTAGCTTTGATGAGCTTGAAGGTGATGATTACCTGCGAGCACAAGAAGCTATAGCAGCTAAAACTGTTGAAATACTATACAACAGGTGGTTTACAAACAAAACACAATAGCTACTGGATAATATAATAAACAAAAACAAACAAATATGTATTGTAGATGCGGTAAATCTGTGCACCCAGTGCGAATAGACTTAGGTTACAAAACTTGTGTCGAGTGTTCAACCACTCAAACTTATAGCTATGTACCTATCATCGAGCACAAGACAGGCAATACTATTCAAATCGTCAGCCAAGAAGTATCAGCGAGTGTGCACAGAGCTTGGCGACGTAAATAGCGCGATGAACTACCTGAGTTGGTAGGGTTGTGAAGCGCAAGGCGGCGGCATACTGGTCACGTTAGTACAATTAAAGGCGAACTTGATTCGGCTCGATGCGTACAAAACAGAAAGAGCGGATAAATGACAATACTAGTTAACTACCAGTCCGTAACTGCTGCCTTATGGGCGTGAAATCAGGATTTTGATAGTCACAAGCAAAAATCAACTTGTTGAAAACAATGTTTGACTATACGCAGGTTCGAGCCCTGCCACGTCCACTGTATTACAAACAAAATTCATTATCTAATGGATAATATATACAATTATGAATAAAATTAAAACACTTAAACAACGGCTTAAACCAGACATCAAAGCAAAGCTTGAGTCTAATGACCGTAAATACTCTGCAGCAGTACGCAGTTTATTTGCTAAACTAGACAAAACTAAGTTTATCAGCGACTTAACAATTGGCGATGTACGCTCATTGCATTCGTTTTCTGATACAAGTTTACACAACCTTAACAGCTATGATCTAATGTGGTGCGAGCATTTATTTGAAGACAATGACTGATACAACTAAATTACAAGCGCACGATAAAGCTTTTGCAAATATGCATCAGTTATCTATCGAAATGGCTCAAACTAGACTTCAACTAGAAGGCAAGGTGTCAAGTATATTTGACGAAGAGCAACTACAAGCTACATTAGATTCTCAACTAAGAGAGTTCGATGCATGGAATTATATAGCAACTTTAATAGAAAAAGATTATGGAAAACACACTTACGTTGATGAAATACTTGGGTATCAACGAGATTACGACTTCGCGGCAGAAGGTTAATGGCACAAGAGCTTTTGAAGCTCCGTTTAAAGTACGTAGAAAACCAGTGAGATTTTATTCTTACAAAAGAGGTTATGTTCGTATTGATAGAAACTGCCACTCAATGTACCAGATAAACAAGACGTATGACGTTGACTATAAAGCAGTTGGATGGGACGGTAAGTTTTACGAAGGTAAAAATAAAAAACGCATTATGATATACAATGAAGAATCTAGATTAAACTATATTCTAAAGTACATACTAAAAAACTATTTTAAATGGAATAACAATGACAGATAATAAATTAAAACTAGACGAAGAGCTTTTGCAACAACTACTAGCAGAAGATAATGTAACTGGTGCTGAAGATACTAGCTTTGCTATTATGCTTGAACGTACTAAAAACCATTTTGACTTTGAAATAACAGATGGTTGGGCTAAAAATCCTGACATGATGTTTTACACAGAGACAACATCTGATGGTTATGAAGTGTGGGTGGCAACAGACGATGATCAACGACCATCAATCAATGAAGATATATACTACTATGAAAGTGATTGGCTTGAAAAAATGGCTGACGCTATGACAGATGGTTTGACTATTTACTTTCAAGAACTTAACGATGATAACTATGAGTTTGAAGATGTTGTGCAAAACGTGTACGAAGAGTACTACAATGATAAAAAACAAGAACTAATTGAAAAGCTAATTGATGACGGATATGAGTGGGAAGAATAATAATACATGACTTTGCTAGACTAGCAACACAGGACGTAACGGTTAATACAAGTTCGATTCTTGTACGTCCACTAATTTTAAATTAATTATTATGCCTAACATGAGTTATTGCCGGTTTGAAAACACGGTAAACGACATGCAAGACTGCTTAAATGCGATTGAAGATCGTGAAATAAGCAATCTTAGCGACTACGAGGTAAAAGCTTTACAGTATTTTTTAGAGCTAGGTAAAGTTATCGTAGATTACGAAAATGATATTGAACAAATACTAGAAGAATATGGCAACTAGAAATTTAACAATGGTTGTTGATCGAGAACATGCTGAAAAATATGGTCTTGGTTTTGCAAACAACCCAGATGTATATGCTCACGAAAGTTATGTGAATATGTACTTACATCACGACGGTTATCCAGAGTGGCAAGGCGTGCAATTAGCAAACTGGCTACACGCTAACCCAGGCACTGATGGTAGCAGATTAGCTGCTAAATTAGTGCACGATATGTACTATGACAGTTGCTACTTATATCAACTACCAAGGTCTATTGATCACCATTATACATATATTATATGGTCAGGTAAAAAAGATAGATGGATTAGCTGTTGGGACCAACACACTAGCAGAAATGTATTTGTGTTAACACCTGAAAAAGTAATATCAAGATACATGGAAAAGATGGATTACACTGATTTTGCTAACAATGAAACTAGATGGAATGAAAATAATGAGTCAAATAAAGTTAATTTATCTCTTTCTAACGCAAATAAAATAATAGATATACTAAAAAATAGTATTAATGACTAAAAAAGAACTAGATTATTTAGCAGAAAAGGTAGCAGATGCTGTTTTCGATAGAATGTTTAACTCTGAAGACTTTGAAGTATCTACTTTACCTGCTGCTACAGATGAACAGATGATTGTAGCTGAAATCGCTAGACTTATGACGCTAATGTCACAGTATGAAGATACTGAAGAATACGAGAAAGCTGCTATAATCAAAAATAAAATTAGTAAATTAGAAAATATAATAAGAAAATTATGATAAAACCTATGTTAGCTCATAAAGTTAATGATAAAAAAATTGACTTTACTGAGCCTGTATTTATACAACCTAAGCTTGACGGCGTGCGTTGTATATTTACAAAAGATGGAGCATACTCACGTACGGGTAAACAGTTCCATAATCTACAACACATTGAACTGCGACTTAAAGGATTTTTTAAACTAAATCCAGAGGTGCAACTTGATGGTGAGCTGTATAATCATGCTCTAAGAGACGATTTCGAGCAAATCATATCATTAGTCAGAAAACAAAAACCAACTGACGAGGATCGTTTAAATGCGCGAAAACTCATACAATACCATGTGTATGACTACATTGTTCCGTTTATTGGTTACGAAGCTAGACTTAAATGGCTAATGTCAAACAAAGTGTTGTGGTGGGGTAATGTAATTATGCCTGTTGAGACTCACAGAGTATACAAGTACGAAGAAGCTGCTAATATGCACCACGACGGTTTTTTGAAACAAGGTTACGAAGGCTCTATACTAAGACTAAACGGTGCTTATGAGCAAAAACGTAGCTACAACCTACAAAAATTCAAAGACTTTAGCGATGATGAAGCTACAATTGTAGGTTATGAAGCTGGCAAAGGTAAACGCACTGGCACACTTGGCAAGTTTTTTATGATGGACGACAACGGTATTAAGTTTGGTTGTCCACCAGGTAAAGGTTACAACTACAAAGATCTAGCTAATATACTAGATAATGTACACGACTATATTGGTAAACGTGCTACATTTACTTATTTCGAACGAACTAAAGCAGGTAATTATCGTCACCCGCTGTTTAAATGTATTCGCGATTATGAGTAAATTAATATGGAAACTTTATGCTCAAAATATGATTAGCGAAGAAGTAGCGCAAATCTTGTTGGATAAATTATACGAATGAATATATTTTATCTAGATCGAGATCCTTACAAAGCTGCTAGTTATTTTTATGACAAGCATAAAGTAAAGATGATATTAGAATCAGCTCAAATGCTTTGCACGGCTCATCATGTGTGTGGTAATCCTGACGATGTACCTTATAGGCAGGCGCATCTAAACCACCCGTCAACAATATGGGTTAGACAAAGCAAACCAAATTATTATTGGTTATACGAGCACATGATAGCATTAGGGCAAGAGTATACAAAACGCTACGACAAAGTACATATGTCGATAGATAAATGCAAAGATGCATTACGCTTTTGTCCTGATGGTATCACTTCTGTGGTATTTACAGAACCACCTCAATGTATGCCTGACAAGTACAAAGTGCCTGGCTGCAGCATAACTGCCTATTGGAATTATTATGAACAAGATAAATATAAAGTAGCAAACAAAAATGAGCAAATCATTATACGACCATATGATCAGCGTAAACTATATGAATATAGCGCATAAGATCAAAAGTTTTCATAAAAAGAAACAAAAACCTAACAATAATGGGAAAAACAAAAGAGTTATTTACTAAATTAAGAGAAGAAGAATTTTTAAAAGAACACATAATTGTGTGTACTTTAAAACCTGAAGAGGCTGTGACAACAGCCCCTAATAATAAGGAGTAATAGGCTAATGTCACAAGACAGAAACTTAAAATTTCTAAACAACCATCGCATCGTATACAGGCGAAATCCAATAATGGACAAGCCAGATGAAGTACACGACTGGGGCGTGGTGTATCATAACGGTACACACGAGTGTTATGAATTGTTTAGAACTAGAGCTAAGATTACAACTTATAAATCTCTTAAATGGCATTTGCTTGTATTGTGGTATTTAAACCCTCAACTTGATCAAGATAAGTTTGAGTATATTGCAATGCATTTAGTAGATAAAGCTAATGGTTTTGTTACATTTAATGTATCAGAGCAATTGTTTAAAAACATTATTTATGATGTTAGCATGTATGACTTAGAATATCCACCAAAAAACAAATTACGTAAAGTTATATTTAACGATACGTGTGGTCTTGAGGTTAGTGAAAAGCTAAGTATTGTAGGTAGCATTATAGGTAGATCTAAAGCCGTAGCTGCAGATGATATCTATGATGCTATGCTAGCATTGAATGAGATGAAACAAACTATAACTGTTAAAAAACTAGCAAGTTATTTTAATTGCTCAGCTCGTACTATTTATAGAAATATCACACAAGAACTAAAGAAAGAAAAAGAACTTTTAAATTCACAATTATGAAATATCCAGATGCAGACAAACACTTTTGGGCTAGTATGACAAAGAGTGTTATAAGAGTAGGAGGCTATTGTCTCATTTTTATTGACATTGAAGTAGCAGCAGGCGTACTTATCGCTAGCGAAGTAATCGGTGTAATAGAAGAATTAGTATGAAAAAGTACAACGTACAAAACTATATAAGGTATAAAGAAGATTTAAAAAAATCTATGCCTAAAGTATGGAGTGAATATCATTTTTCTTTATATACTCGCGACGAGCTTATTGTAAAGTTTCTACCTCTTGTAGAAAATCTAGCACGTAAGTTTTCAACAACACAGCAAGCGTCAGGCGTATTGAGCATAAATGACTTAATCCAAATTGGAGCTGAAGGTTTAATTAAAGCTGTTGATAAGTTAACATGGGACAAATTAAATGATTCTGAAGATATTGAAAAAACTTTAAAATCTTTTTTTAGTAAACGTGTTAAAGGTGCTATACGTAGACGCATTGATATGCATAGGGGTGATATACGTATTCCAGAACATAAAATAAATGAGATACGTAAAAATCCTAAAGATAAAAAAATGGTTGCAATGTTTTTTAACTCCATGTTTTTGTCTATAGATGCTCAACCAACTAACGACGAAGGAGAGCAAATGATACATCAAATAGCAGATAAGTCAGAGCCATACAATATTGCTTTGCTAAACGGTTATTTGAAAAGCTTATTGTTAAAACACTTAAGTACAAAAGAATATGAGGTGTTACGATTAAGCTACGGACTTGACTGCGATAAGCATACAGCTAAAGAAATCGCAGCTAAATTAAATATAGATGGTGTCAGTAATTATGTACGCATAAGCGAGCTAAAAAAGCAAGCTGTACAGAAATTAATTGATAACGTTGATCACTCGCAAGTGATTGACTATCTGTAAGTTAGTGATGTAAAACAATATATTTATATGTAATTATATAAGTATACCAAATACCAAAACTTTATGACGTTAAACGAAAAGTTAGCAACAATACAAACTAAGTTTAAATCTAAAAAATCTAGATTTAATTCATTCGGCAAATATTACTTCAGATCAGCCGAAGACATTCTCGAAGCTATTAAACCCTTTGTTAAGGAGTTAGGTGTTACTGTTACAATTAATGAAGAGTTAGTTGACACGGCAGTATTACAAAGCACAGCTACTGTAACTGACGGGGCTGACACTATAACTGCTACTGCAGTCGTAGGTGTTGATCTTGATCAGAAAGGTATGCAAATGCCTCAACGATACGGTTCAGCTTCAAGCTACGGTAAGAAGTATGCATTAGGTAATTTATTTCTTATCGACGACACACAAGATAGTGATGCTACAAACAATCACGGTAAAACAACTAAAGATGTTAAACCATCATTATCAGTAAACACGCAAGCGTTTACAAAGGCAACTGAATACCTAAAGTCAGGCGGTGATATAACTGCTATAACTAAAAAGTATAAAGTAAGCCCTGAAGCGTTGGCTAAATTAAAACAAGCAGAAGTTCATGGAACAAAAACAAATAGTAAACAAACTGCGCAATGATGAGGATTATTACGGGGAATTTGGTAGACGTTATCTTAGTAATAGCGACATATCAGCTCTTTTAACTAACCCTCTAGGTTACGGTCAACCTTCGAAGCCTTCAGCAGCGTTCTTAGTTGGTGGATATTTTCACACTGCAATACTTGAACCAGATAAACTGAAAAAGTACAAAGTAGTTGAATCATCAACTAGGAACACTAAGGCTTACAAAGAGATATCAGGTGGTGAACTATGTTTATTACAACACGAAGTAGATAAGATCGAATTGATGACAGATAAAATGTTAAGCAACGAAGTTTGCGAAGGTCTTATACGTGGAGAAAACGTAGAGTACGAAGTGCCTGCAATAACACAACTTGGAACTAACAAATGGAAAGGTAAAGCTGATATAGTTAATCATGATGAAAAATTAGTGATTGATTTAAAGACTACAGCTAACATAAACAAGTTTCAAAATAGTGCACGTATGTACAATTACGACAGTCAAGCGTACATATATAGTAAACTGTTCGGTTATGAAATGCTATTTATTGTTATAGATAAAGAAACACATCAGATCGGATTATTTGATTGCTCAACAGGCTTTTACGAGCGAGGCTCTGATAAAGTTGCAAGAGCAAATGATGCTTATGATTTGTTTTATAAGCAAGAAGGTTTTGATCCTTCACAATATTTTATTAATAAAACCCTTTAAACCAATTAATATGGCAAGAGCAAGAAAAACTCAAACTAAAGTATGTTCAGTATCAGGTATTGAAACAAATGTAAATAACTTTTACACGAACCAAACCCATGTTAAAGCTGTAGACAACTTACGTCGCAATTCTAATGCAACTAAAGATCAGCTGCAGCGTATGTTTAATCAATTAAATTCTTATGTGTAATGGCTAGTATTATAGCAACTAGTATTGATCTTACTAAAATACCTAAAGATAAAATTATCGAAGGTAAAAAAGGTAAATACTTACCTATTACTATTACAATCAATGATGAGCCAGATCAGTTTGGCAACAATGGTCCTGTTATTGTACAACAAACTAAGGACGAGCGTGATGCTAAACAAGATAAAGTTTATCTAGGAAATGTAAAAGTAGTATGGACAAACGGAGACAACGTAGCGGCTGCGCCTCGAGATGGTGGGCCTGCACCTGTACAACAAGCTGCGGTCGCTCAGGCCGACGATGACTTACCATTTTAATTAAATGCAGACAATAGAGATCAATGGATTCTTGATTGATGAGTTCAATCAATATGGCCTAAAAGAAGGTAAGACACAGGGTATATGCCCTTTGTGCTCACACAACAGGCAACCTAAAAATCAAAAAGCACAATGTGCTTCGTATGATTGGGAACGGGGTCTCGGTACTTGTCACAATTGTAGTACATCATTTCAGTTGCACACGTACCAACGTAAAGGTGCTAGTGAAAAAGAGTATGTAAGACCAACATCGCCTTCGGCTGATGAGTGGAACATACCACAAACCAAAGTAGCTGAATGGTTTAAAACAAGAGGTGTATCAGCTCAGACTCTCATTGACTTAAAAATCAGTGAGGGTCCTGAGTATATGCCGCAAACCGGTAAGACCGAGAATACTATAAAGTTTAACTACTTTATGGGCGATCAACTTATTAATGTTAAATACAGAGACGGTCGTAAAAACTTTAAGTTATACAAAGGTGCTGAAAAAGTATTTTACAATATCAATAGTATTGTAGGCTATGACACGTGTATAATTACCGAAGGTGAGATGGACGTGTTAGCTTTACACGAGGCTGGTGTTAAAAATACTATATCAGTTCCTAACGGAGCAACACTTGGAAACAATAACCTAGATTACCTAGATAATTGTATTGATTACTTTGAAGATAAAGAAAAAGTAATACTTGCAGTTGATCAAGATGATGCTGGTCAAATGCTACAGCAAGAACTTATACGTAGGCTCGGTGCTGAAGTATGTTTCTTAGTAACCTTTGAAGACTGTAAAGATGCTAATGAATATTTATTAAAATATGGAAAAGAAAAACTGGCAGAGCGTATTACCAAAGCCAGACCAGTACCCCTTGAAAACGTCACAACTTTCAAAGACATTGAAGATGAAGTTACTGACTTCGTTAAAAATGGTTTCAAGCCCGGTTACCAAATCGGCCTTCAGAATTTTGATGATATCTTTTCAACTTACACTGGTCAGTTTATTACTGTTACTGGTATTCCTAGTTCCGGTAAGAGTGACTTTGTCGATCAAATGGTCGTTGGATATAACGCGAACTATGGTTGGAAGACAGCGTTTGCTAGTCCAGAAAATGCGCCAACTTATTTACATGCCCATAAACTAATGCGTAAGACGTGGGGCGATATGCCTACACGTTCAGACATTGGTAGTGGTAAATGGAATCAAGTTGCAGAGCATGTTAATGATAATTATTTTTTCATTGATATGGACAAGTACAGCCTTGAATCAGTGCTACGTAAAGGTGCTGAGCTAGTTAAACGTAAAGGTATTAAATGCTTAGTCATTGATCCGTTTAATAAGATCAGAGATGTTGATTGCAAAACAGAAGATGTAAACAGATACACAATGGAGTATCTAACTAAGATCGAAATGTTTTGTAAGAAGTACGATGTGCTTACGTTTATTGTAGCGCACCCAACTAAAATGTATAAAGATAGTAATGGTAAAATTGAAGAGCCAACTATGTATAACATTAAAGGTGGCGGCGAATGGTATGATGCTAGTTACCATGGTATACTAGTACATAGAGACTATGATGCTAAAACTGTTAAAGCAAAGATACTTAAAGTTAAGTTTCAAAACTTAGGTGAAAACGGAGCTGAAGCTCATTTCAAATGGGAACCAAAGTCTGGTCGTTTTATGCCTCATGTTCTGCCTGGTATGGCTGAAGGTGAGAAAATGCCCTGGGAATAATGCCTCCGCATTGGAGACCTAAGAAAAAATCTGAGTGGAGTATGGGTACATACGAAACTACAGAGCTAGACCATAAAGCTATGAATTGGTGTATTAATAATGGTATAAAAATAGCACCATTTGCTAAAGAGCCAGGTTCATGGTATATAGATATAACAATAAACGGTAAAACAAACCGATCGCCTCATGTTTATATTAGAGATATGATATGGGAGAAGATCTATGAATATTATAGATATTATTATGAGAAATACTTTCGAGACAGCAAATGAGGCTTATGAGTATATGCACAACGAGATCATTACAAATGGTGTTGAGTTTGCAGGTACCAAAGCTTTGTTTAATATAGGGTTTACAATAGAAAACCCAACTAATAAAGTAATTACAAATAAAGAACGTAATTGGAAACATGACTATGCTGAAGCTGAATGGAAATGGTATATGTCTGGTGACAGAAATATAGCTAAGCTAGGTGAGATATATGGCAAAATACCTGCTATATGGAAACAGATGGCTGATCCTGATGGAGAAGTTAATTCAAACTACGGTTGGCAATGGCAAAGAAACAATCAGCTCGAGCATGTTATATACAAGTTACGAACAGAAGGAAACAGACAAGCAGCAATAAGTATTTACGATGGTAAAGAAATAAATAGTTATAAGTTTGATACGCCATGTACATACGCAGTACAGTTTACTGTAGTACAAAGCAAACTGTATATGTCTGTCTATATGCGTTCTAATGATCTCTGGTACGGTTTCTGTAACGATCAGTATCAGTTTGCATCGTTGCAAGAAATGGTTGCAGAGAGATTAAGTTTGCCTGTTGGTACATATTACCATCACGCACATAACTTACATTTGTATAACGATAAAATATAATTTAAATGTATTATTTATACCACATACCAGGTAAAAAGATAGGCGTTACACGTAATCTTAATACCCGAGTAACCCTTATGCAAGGCTATAAGGAGGGTGAATACGAAGTTCTTGAGCAGTCAGACGATATAGATTTTATATCAGACCGCGAAATAGAACTTCAAAAGTCTTATGGCTATAAGGTCGACAGAAAATTATATAAAAATTTATTTAAATCAAATATGAATATAAACGCTACTGAACAAACGTCAACCTTTCCGTGTCCAGCTAACAAACTTAAAGGGCATCTGATGGATAACATTGGGCTAAGCTGGAAAACTCTACACGGTAAATTCGAAATCAATTCAACTACAATACCATGGATTATACATAACGCAAAGACGTCTATGTATAATAACGAGAGATGTTACATTTATAACAAAGCTTATTACGAAGCTTTCTTAGCTGAACTAGGCTCTGAAGGTGTAGACGCAACTATCTTTGATAGTATTCGTAGCTGGGCTGATAAACGAGGTATATATGATAGTGGAGATACTAAAACACAATTTGTTAAACTTATGGAAGAGATCGGCGAACTCGGACAGGCAATACTTAAAAACGATGAAGCTGAGTTTATTGATGCTATTGGTGATTCCGTTGTGGTACTCACCAACCTGGCCAAATTGGGTGGCCATAACATTGAGCGGTGTATTGAGTCCGCTTACAATGAAATCAGCGCTAGATCTGGAAATATGGTAAACGGAACATTTGTAAAAGATGCAGATTAAAACTAAAGACAAGATAGTACAGGCAGTACTAAGGAAGATGGACGAACGTAGTATCATAGGCCAAGAAAAATATGGCGCTACAATGATGGAAGAGATTGAAGGTCAGGTTAAAGACTTAGATCGTTTCTTAGTTGATGTTCAAGAAGAAATAATGGACGCATTACTTTATATTGAAGCAGCGCGACGATGCTTGACTGATGAAATTGAAGAGGCAATGTTACGCCGAATAGATATCATAGGTCAAAACGGTAACGAAGGTTTACATTATGATACGCAAAAAGTATAAGCGTAAAAAACGAGGGCCAGTACAGGCAAAGAAGATATCATATGACGGTATCAACTTTGCCTCGGGTCTTGAACGTTATATGTATATGGCTTTAAAAAAATCAAAGATCAGAGCCAAATACGAAGGAGAAACATTTGTACTGATGAATGGCTTTCATTTTCCAAATGAGTGTTATGCTCGCCAAGCAAATGGTAAAGGCGATTATAAGAACAGAGGTTCTAAGCGTATACTACCTATTAAATATACACCTGATTTTATTGGTGATGGATTTATTATTGAAACAAAAGGTAGAGCCAACGAATCTTTTCCAATGAGATGGAAGTTATTTAAACTATTAGTTACACAACAATTTCCTGATACTGTATTATACAAACCACAAAATCAAGCTGAATGCGACAGAACAATACAGCTAATCCTAGAAAAGCAAAGGACGTAGCAAGACGTAAGTATGCAGAGAGACAGATCGATAAGTTTATTAAATGGTCAGTTGATCAACGTGGTTTTTTAAAGTATAAAGATCTAATTGAACAACACAATAAACACAACATAAAAGTGTATGGCTAAATTAAATTTATTTGCATATAAAGAAAAATCAAAAGTGCGTAGACCAGGTGTTCACGCTAAAACAAAACATAGTAATAATAAACAAAGTAAAAATTATGTCAAACAATACAGGGGACAAGGTCGATAAGACTTGGTCATTATCATTTGGGTTTTACCCAGGTATATTATTCGGTATGAGAACATACGAAGAACCTAAGCAAACAGCGTATGTATTTTATCTGCCATTTTTTGATGTGGCATATGAAGTGTTTAAATAATGGGATTGTTTAATGAGCGCGTAGCGTACAAACCATTTGAGTACCCTGAGTACTACACAGAGGGTTGGCTAAAGCAAGCACAGGCTTTTTGGTTACATACTGAAATACCAATGCAAGGCGACATTAAAGATTGGAAAGAAAAATTAAATGATAAAGAGAAGAATCTGGTTGGAAACATACTACTCGGTTTTGCACAGACAGAGTGTGCCGTTTCAGACTACTGGACCCAGAAGGTCGTGTCGTGGTTTCCTAAACACGAGATACAGCAAATGGCAATGATGTTTGGTTCGCAAGAAACAATACATGCTGTAGCTTATAGTTATTTAAATGAAACATTAGGTCTTGAAGATTATGAAGCTTTTTTACACGAGCCAGCGACTGCTGGAAGGTTTGACAATCTGGTTAGTTATAGCGGCACCGATCCTATTGGTATTGGTAAGTCTCTTGCTGTCTTTAGCGCTTTTGCTGAAGGGGTTAGTTTATACTCTGCATTTGCTGTACTCTATAGTTTTCAATTAAGAAACTTACTGAAAGGTATAGGACAACAAATGAAATGGAGTGTAAGAGATGAATCATTGCATAGTAAAATGGGTTGCAAACTGTTTCGTGATATGTGTAATGAAACACCTAGTTTATTACAAGATTGTCAAGAAGATATATTAGAAGCTGCTAAGACTATGGTAGAGTTAGAAGAAAAATATATTGACAAGATGTTTGAGATGGGTGATATTGAAAACTTAAAAGCATCTGATCTTAAAGAGTTTATAAGAAAAAGAACAAATGAAAAACTACAAGAACTTGGCTACCGAGCCTTCTTTGAAGTCAACACTAAAGCGGCTGATAATCTTGATTGGTTTTATCATCTTACCGGTGGTCATACTCATACAGATTTCTTTGCTATTAGGCCAACTGATTATTCGAAGGCTAACGAAGGAGAAGACTTCGAAGACATTTGGTGAGATATTAAATAAAGACGATATAGATGATATATATTAAAGATAATTTTTTACCTCGAAACTTATACAAAGAGTTGGTTAATTATTGCGATGAATTTGAAGAAGTAAAAACTTCTGGTAAATCTTTTTGGATTAAAAAATTACCTAAAGAGTTTGAAAACTTTATGATAAATAAATTACAAAAATTAGAAGGTAAAAAAATAAATAATATATTATCTTTTGCTAGAGAAGCAAAACAAGATCAAGATAATGAGTGGCGTATACATAATGATACTATAATAGAAGAGCAACAACCAGACAGAGCTTTAGTATTATATGTAAAGGCTAATGAAGATAAATTAAATGGTACAGCTTTTTGGGAGCATGAAAATTACGGTTACACTTATGATGAATCAAGTCCAGAAGAGTTTAATCGTATGCTTACTGAAGATGCCAACGACAAATCTAAATGGAAAATAAATTCAATAGTAGGTTATAAAGACAATAGGTTGCTGTCTTACCCTTGTAATTATTTTCATAGTAAATATCCAAATGAATACAAAGATCAACGTGTAGTTGTAGTAATGTTTTATAAATATGAAAGAGAGTAAATTAATTGAAATGCAAAAAAAGATAGAGTCTCTTGGTAGAATAGTTGAGTTGTTACTTGGCGAAATATCAGCAATGAAAACTTTATCTTATGGCACACATGAAACTTTAAAATTAATGCCAGGTTATGAACAAGCTATCGAACAAATTAAAGAGAAAGTGGCTGAAGAGCCTAGTAATGGAACGTCGTTTGACACCGACGGAAAGACTGGCTAATAGATTAGGTTATATGGGTACTGGTTTTTTTGTAACTGCTCCTCATATGTTGCCTGATACACCAGGTATAGTAATATATTTTTTAGCTGGTTTGTTTTGCACGCCGCAAGTTTGGGTTGCAAAGCAATGGAATTTAGTAATAGTAAATTTAAATGTAATGATAGCGTATGCAATGTTATTTTTTAAATGAAAAAAACAATTAAATGTAGTTTGTGTAAACAAACGTTTTTCAACGGTTGGGATTACAGAGAACATTGGGAAGAAGCTCATTTAGATTGGGCAATGGAATATGCTAAAGAAAATAAAGATGTGGAATAACGATTGGAAAAAAGGTGTAGACTATCCTGCTTGGGGTGACACTGATGTATACAAAAAAACTATAGCAGGAGGTTACTTATTACCATGGGAATCACCACGTGATGCTTACATGCGTGTAGCTAGTGTAATTGCTAAGCGTTTGTATAAGCCAGAACTGACAGATACTTTCTTTGATTATATCTGGAAAGGTTGGTTGTGCTTGGCGTCACCAGTATTATCTAATACAGGTACTGATCGTGGTCTACCTATTAGTTGTTTTGGTATTGATGTTGGAGATAGTATAAACGATATTGGTACAAAAAATTTAGAGATGATGTTACTCGCAAAGCACGGCGGCGGAGTTGGCATTGGTATAAATATGATTAGACCCGCCGGCGCAACAATAACAGGCAATGGAACATCAGATGGAGTCGTACCCTTCTGCAAGATATACGATTCAACAATACTTGCTACAAATCAAGGATCAGTTAGACGCGGAGCTG